CGTAATGCTCCATTGAAAAGGCAACCTCAGCACGTGACACGCTGCCCGAATAGTCACCAAATTGCGTTTGAATACCTTTGTTTTTAAGTTGGTACGAAAGACCAAATACAGCATCCTCAGCACTACGCCAAGCCACCACAGGTTGAATAAATTCTACCAACGTTTCTTCGTCGTTAGTCAAAGTTTGGGTGTTGTAAGCGTTTAAAAGGTACTTATAGAACGTTGTACCTAGAATTGGTTGAACTCTAAGGTCGGACTGCGTAGCAATGTATGGAGTTACGTCTGTTACGTCTACGTTGGCCGTTATTGGCGTGTTCGTCTTTAGGTATGTTTCGGTAATAAAGTAAATCATATCGCAGCGGGTGTTAAAGCGGGTACAACGTCGCCACCTTCAACAGGTTGTAAGCTTGCAAGGGCGCGAACTTCGTTTGTTGTCATGGTGTTTAATACTTTTGTAGCTACTAGCGGACTCATGGCGTTCAATGCGTCTTGGGTTTTTGACGCGTCGCCTTCTACTTCTACAATTGTTTCGTTAATAATTTGGAAATTCTTAATAGTAAAGTCGGCTTTGAGTCTAGAAATGTTAAGTAGTTCCTGGAATATTTCGGTAACCATTTCACGCAACGGAATAACTACGTTTTTCTCGAAGATAATGTAAGCTTGTTTAATGTCAGCGCCACCGCCTAAAGAACCCGTTGTGCGTACACCCATTAAGATGGGGTCGATTGTATGGGCAAAACAAATTTGTTCCGTGTTCAGCGTGCTAGCTTCTTGAAAAAGTTTGTCGTTTTGGTTTGTAGGTATGCTTTCGATTTTAGGTAATTGGTCGGCTGAGTTGGCAAAGAATGCCACACCTTTACCCGCGTTGGCCGCGCCTTTCATGCGGTCGATTGTGTCGCGTAGTACCTTCTTTTCTTCTTCGCTTTGCGGACGTTTTGGAAACATCATTGCGAAAGCGGGGAAAATACTATTTTGAATGTTCGACTTTGCAAAGTAGCTGAGTTCACCCGACAAAAAGGCGAAGTTTAAAGCACTTGAATACTGCGGTAATGAATAGTAATCTTGACCGATGCTAGGTAATTCGTAGCTATAAAGCTGGCATTTGTCCGAGTTAAGCGGGTGGTATGGCTTTACTTCGACAACGTCAATGCGGCTAGCCCAGTCGTCGCACAAATAGTAACAAGTCTTTGTGTTATTGATACGGACTTTTTCGGGGCTTACGTTTTCAATTTTATGTAACTTGTTTTTGTCGTCAAAGTGCAACTTAAAGTAAACGCGGTTGTGCATTACGAGTTGTTTAGCAACAGCTTTAACCGACTTAGCTAGGCGCATTTTCTTTTCCCAAGTGTAAAGGTCTAGAAGTTCCTGTGGTGTAAGCTTGTCCGTTTTTAGTTCGTAACCCGCGCCGATAGCTGCATTAACTTTAAAGTCTACAATTGCCCCATGTAAAGGCGAAGTGTAGTAAAGTTGGTTAAGGGTTTCGGGAAAAAGATTGTCCGATCCGAACGGAACGTAGCCCGCTACTTGGTAACGTCCATTAACGTAAGGTAAGGACAAGTCGCCGCGTCCTATTTTACCGAAAGGCGTTGAGAAGCTTTGGTAGCCTTCTATTACTTCGGGTTTTTGTTGTTTGAATCTATCGAAAATTCCCATTTTATTAGTCGTATATGCTAGAAGTAGAACCGCCCGCAACAACTAAGCGCCCTTCTTCTATTAAATTAAGTCCGTTTGTATTCGTGTTTTCGTCTACTATTATTTCTTCGTCGCTTTCATAAACTGAGTACGTGTATTGACCGCGGGTAAGTTCGAGGTCTACGCCTTCTTCTAAAGTGAACAAGTTGTATCTAGTCGGAAAACTTGAAGTGTCAACACCCGACCACAAAACGGGTTCGGTTGCTGTGTTAAATTCGCCCTCAAAGACGAATAAATAAAAAGGGTCTACTAACGTCGTTACTTCGCTTAAAGTAAGCGCAAACGTGTTTATTTCGCCTTTCTCAATGTAAATCATAACAATATTAAAATTGGTTTGGGACTTGTTCAAACAGAAAACCCCCTACTATGAGGGGGCTAACTATGTTTGGTAAGAAAAATTTACACTAATAAACCAGCAACAATTGCCGCGTCTACTTCGTATGCCAATTCTGGGTTCTCAGCAACTAAAGTAAGTGAATACTTTGAGCCGTCAGCGCGGGCAGTACCCGAACCTTCGCCGTAAGCTGTTACTTGCAAGAATGGAAAATACCAATATTTCCCGTTTGCGTCACCTACTACCGCTGTTAAGTATTGTTGACCAGCGCCAAGAACTTTGATAGCCTTAGACTTCTCTTGGTCGCGTCTATGGAACATTAAGTTAATAGTTTGCGTAACGTAAGAAGAACCATTTACTAAGTCAATAGTTCCGTCTTCGGTAAAGCTTCCCGTATTGCGTTTAAATTCCATTGCAATAAAAGGCGAAGTGTAATTGATGTCGTCAACGATCCAGTTAGTACCCGTTTCGTCGGTTGTAATTCCTGTAATGTTATCCTGTTGGTTAATCAATAGGGTGTAAATGCCACCGCTATTGTTGTCGCACCCTTTAAGGATTTCTTGTAATGTAGCACAAGCCATGTTTTCTAAATTTTTTTGGTTATAAAAAAGGGCGGCGTTTTATGGCCGCCCCGTTAATTTAATTGATGGTTAAATACTAGTCAAAACAAACGTTGTAAACAACAATTTGTGAAGGGTTAGTATAGTGAAAACCAGCTTTCAAGTTCGCACGTGTGCGGATATATGGCTCAGCAACTGAGTCGCTAAGGTTAACAGCTTTCAATGCTTTAGCGTCACCTTCTGCGTCGAATGCGTAGATAAGGTCAGTCTTAAGCGCAAGCACCATTGTGTTAACAGGTGCGCCCTCAGCAAGAACGATTTTGATACCTAAGAACGTCGGTGCAAGTGGTGCAGTAACATAAGTCATTGTGTTACCAGATGCAGCAGCAATTTGGTAGTTTACAAATACGTCGCTAGAAACGAACAAACGAAGGTCTGCACGCTTAGATTGTACCGCAGCGGGTGAAGCTTGAAGTACGCTAGTCATGCGCGCCAATACGTTAGCTGAAGTAATAGCGTCTGTGTAAAGACCTACTACGTCTGTGTCTGCACACAATTTTTTAAGGTAGCCGTCACACAAAGAAAGAACTGGGTCTGTGCTTTCTGTGTCACCTTGCCAACGGATAAGTTCGAGGTCGTTACCGATACGGGCAGCCATTTCACCCCAGTAGTAAGCCATGAAAGAAGGCACGCTAAAGTCGCCGTTTGAACCTTGGGACATTTGCAAAGCCAAGAAAGATTGCTCTAAATCGAACTGACAAATTTGTGACATTGCTGAAAGCGCACAAACGTCGATGTCGATAGCGTCGAGGTTGTCAGTAGGGGCAGTAAAGTTACAAGTTGACGCAGCCAAAAGGTTGCCGAAAGTAACGTTAGCCAATTTTGTAGCTGACTTAATTCCTGGAAGCGTGCGGTAATTGTCCGCGATGTCTTCGGTTAAGTAAGCGCGTGAGTAGAACTCATCTGGGTTAGGACAAAGAAGCGCGTTTGTTTCTACGTCCAAGTCAAATTTTAGATTTCTCATTTTTTGTTTGGTTTTTATTTTGTTTTTACTTGTTTACTTGTTTGATGCACGAAACATTTTGAACTTGTCAAAAGCTGATAACTTCGTGTCTTTAGCCATTTCGATTTCTTCGTCTTCTTTAATTACGCCGAGTTCTTCAATTTGGTTTTTAAGGTCTGCAATCATGCCAATTAATGCGCGTTCGCGTTCTTCGATTAATGGCATTACAATAGCCATGATAGCTTCGGAATCGGCGGCAGGATCCACCGCCATTTCTGCGGCTACTTCTTCTTCTACTACTTCTTCTTCGGTTACGCTCGTGTCTTCTAAAGCTACTTCTTCGGTAACTTCTTCTGTTACTTCGGCCATAGCTTCTTCGACTACTACGTCTCTAATTTCGGTTACTTCGCCGTCTTTGACCACGTAGATTTTACCTTCTAAAAGGTGTTCACCATCTGGGAAATTCATATTATTTTGTTTTAAGTGTTTACTTAATTTCATGCCCAAAAAGCCTTCGATTGAAAAACCTACTTGTTCGTCTTTTACTAGTTGGTTGTAATAGTCAACGTCGGTAATTTGTGCCGTTAGCATTAAAGTTCCTTTAGGTACTTCGATGCCATAGCTTGTAAAGGCTTTGTCTAGGGTGGGTTTTTCGACTATCCACGCTTCAAGAATGTAAGCGGGAACTTCTTTACTTTGGTCATGCTCTAGGTTAAAGACATTTCTATTCGATAGGTCTTTCATGAACTTGACGTAAATTTGCTCGATGGTTTGTTCGTCGAATTGTACGTAGTATTCGCCGTCGTCGTCGCGTCTGTAAATTTCCATAGGAATCATTGCGGGCGCAGTAACGCGGTACTTTAAACTATCGGAAAAGAAACGCTTTAAAACATTTTCGAAAGCTAGCCCACGAACTTTTATGGCGGGGTTTGAAGTAAAAGCAATTTGTTCAATGCCTAAGTCTTCGCCGTCCGAGTATTCGGGGTCGATAGTTATTTTGTA